TTATAAGTAAACAATAGAATATCTCCGGGAGCCATGCTGCTGGGGTTATTAGTTATCGGGGTAATGATCTTCCTCATATCTGGTCCGATATTACTAAGAAAATCCACAGCTTCTTTTGAAAACTTCAATCTGTCACCTCTTATAGTATATATGAGGATATAAGCTTGAGTGAAGAATCCGACCTAATAGATTTTATAGACCTAATCAACCATACTTTACATGCTGATTTCGTAGAGAAATGGAGATACAAGTATTCTGAGAAGTTTATTAAGCACTTTCAAATAAAGATACTTGAATCATTGAGTAAACAGAAGACTGTAAAGAAGACTAGTCTATATAATTACCTTCATAAGAAGTGTAGGTACTCAGAAGATCAAATCATTAATTTCTTTGAAACCATAGAGATTGAACTCTATCATCCATTAATCACCAATGACAAACCACGACCGAAACGAAATACTTGATGTAGCCCACCTATCTGTACTAGTATCCTCTCTTGGAGGACTCGGAGCAGTTCTGGGCGGATTAGCGTACTGCCTATACTTTTCATTTATTCTTCTTGTCGGAGTTCTTTCTCTTTTCTTCTTTTAAACACTCGATCCTCTTGTTCACGACCATCTGATCGTTGAACTCAGGACAGAGCTTCTTATATCCGCACCAGTTGCAGAAGTTATTACGGATGGGTTTGAACTCGTCCGTTTTCTTTTTACGGATCTCCCAGACTTGCTTAACCTTCTCATTCAGGTATTGTTTGATTTGATTAGGGAAAAACTTAACATGTACGAAGTTACCAGTCAGAGGATAGAAGTGTGCAGCCACGATCTTGTCGATAGGCACCTTCATCATCTTGTGGATAGCGTAGGCATAGCCCTGTAACTGTCGGTCCTGAAACAGGTCTACATTGGAAAGCTCCCTCTTGGAGGTCTTGTAGTCGATGATCAGATAGGACCCATCCTTACCCTTGACGATACGGTCGATGATCCCATTCAGTTTGATGTCCTTCTCCTGATCGTACACTACCTCGTACACCATTTCAGTGGCGACCGTCTCAGACAGGTTCTTGTTGAACTCGAAGAAGTTGGTCAGACACTTATCGACCTTCTTGAGCATAGAATCGGGAAAAGAGTAGTTATTTCTCTCCTGATCGGCTATTATACGGAGAGCATCAACGCTACTAGCATCAACCCCCAACTCAAGAATCCTATGAATGTACGAACCAAAATGCAGAGCATCGGCGTTTCCAGCCTCCTCTTCAAAGCGGTTAATGTAGCGATACTTGTACTTCAAGTGGCATTCAGCGTAAGTTTTTGATTTTGATTCGGAGATAGTATTTATGAACACGGTTTCACCTCAGTTTATTAGAGATTACCTTCTTGAAAAGTTCAAGGGTAATCGGAGAATATCCTCTGACAACACTGAGCTTATCGTCCCTTCTGTATTTATAGCTAACGACTGGAAGAAGCACATGTCGATCAATCTTAATACAGGGATGTTCCAGTGCTTCAAGACAGGCAACCGTGGAAACTTCATTTCTCTGTACGCTTTCCTAGAGGGAAAGACTTACAAGCAGGCTGCAAACGACATCAGCTTCAAGCACATGATGGACGAGGACTCCTACACAGAGGATGTCATTGAGGAGCCTGTAGAGCGTGTTGACCTTACTCTCTCAGAGATTACCGAGCATGATGCGATCTCCCCAGAGAACCACCGCCAGCGTGCGTGGGCCTTCCTACAGTCCCGTAAGCTCTGGGATGGCAAGAAGAAGTATTACCTGTCCGAGTCTGGTCGTACTGCTGGTCGTCTGATTATTCCATATGGAGAGGAGATTTTTTACTATCAAGCACGCACTTTGCGTGACGAGACACCTAAATACCTAAACCCGGCCTCTTCTGAAGGCTGGCCCAATTCATCCCATGTACTCTACGACTACGATGAATCTGCTGATCACCTTGTAATTTGCGAAGGTCCGCTTGACGCGATTGCCCTCCAGATTCAGGGCGTCAATGCAACCTGCACGCAAGGCTGTTCGGTTTCCGATCACCAGATCGAACAGCTATCTACCTTCAAAGGCAAGATCATTATCGGCTATGACAATGACGATGCTGGTAAGAAGGGTATTACTCGGTTCGATTATTTGCGCCGACTAAAAAGGATGGCAGACCTCTACATCTGCCATCCTACTTCGGAATTTAAAGACTGGAACGAAGCACATATCCAAGGGCACAACCTACAGGATTATGTTCGTAAACACACGAAGCCGTATGATTACGACTACCTCATTGATCACCTCCTTACGACACTGTGAAGTAGTACAGTGGACTTATTATCGTCTGGTTAAGTAAATTATACTTTACCTGCACGCTGTAAGTCCCGGTCAAGCTTCCGAAGTTTCCTAATTGGAACGCCTCTAACCCGCTCAGATTTGTAGTATCGAAAAGCATACTAATCGTATTGTCTGAGCTAATTCTAGTAAGATCTGCCGTAGCAGCGAATGAGCTTACCGTAAAAGGTCCATCAAAATTGTGATCTTGATTAACCTTTTTAATCTCTAGAGAGGCATTGTTGATTATAGAAGTTTTGAAGATGTTTCTAATCTCTTCTGTAATATCTTCATTCATAACCCCAATCTCTGTTCCGATCCTAAGCTCGACCACCTCGCCTAAGCGAATGTGTTTATTGAACAAGCGGTTTTGGGGCTTGAACATGAGAGGATCAGTCATAGAGAAGAATGTGTCTTCGTATAGACTGAAGTTATTAATTAGGACTTGATACTTGGAACCTGATGTAAGCTTCACGGTCCATACATCAATGTAGTCCGTAACAGCACTTAAACTGTTCGAGTGGCCTACGCTAGATGTAGTTGCATCGTAACCTGAACTGTCTAATATTTGGTCTAAGACTACTACAAACTCTCCCGTACCTTTTTTGAATATACCGCTGGCATTAACTCCGGGAGTATAGTTTATTTCATCAAAGGCGTCGTCGCTAGTTAAAGTAGCCGCATTAGCGAAGGTCATTAGAGGTGTAGAGCTTACGAGGTTCTCTACATTGTCTAATATCGTTCCCGTGGTAATAGATGATTTTTTAAACAGCTTTACGCTACTAACTTCGTATGGATCAACATACTCACCGTCGTTAATGAAATATACATTCAGACCGACCCTCTGGTTTACTTGGGGACGGTTTTGCCTATCGACCAGACTTGTGTTGTTTAATTGCATCTTCTTCCCTCTGAAGTTCTTCTTGGTAAAATTTGAGGAATTGCGACCTCTCGTTGCGTGTCATACTCCTGACATCGGAATAAGAGAATCGGCACCGCCTCACCAATATATAGGCTTCTAGATGGAGATCAGCTTCACTAACTACCTGTTTTAGCTCGTTGTAAAAAAATCAGAGGTAATAGGCATCTCCATCCTTGTCTTAGTGTTGCAGGAAGGGCAAAGGAAGTGTACCTGAGTATCTACCCCGAACTGCTTGCCAGATAAGGCGTTGAGAACCGCGTGAGCATCTCTGAGTGGTAGCTTCTCTAAGAATTTAGAAATTAGAGGCTTTTGGTCGTACTCGTTCACATATTCCACAAATCTCCAAAGATTAGCTAGAGCTTTGTCGGTATTCTCGAAATACTGCTCATCCTTTACTCTAGGTAATCTTATTCCTACTTTGTGCTTTAGTACAGGTAAAGTAACTTCAACAGGATCAGAGAAATCATCATCGGCATAGTTAATTTTTAGAGATGATAGTTTGAATTGGACCTTAGTATCCTTATTACATGCTGGGCAAGTAATCTCTACAGGGTAGTCGTCGCCATAGGATATCTCGCGGAGCTTTAGCATGATGTATAGTTTGTCTGGTTGGTATAGTTCTGAAACAGAAATATTTGACAAGCATCTGGCTAGTAGCTTATTCATAGCATCTCCTTGACCGTTGGGACTCAACATAGACTTCTCATCGTCAAAGCTCATAGGACGAAGGGTAGGCGCTTTACCGTTAAGGCTTTTATATCCAACGCATCTGGAAGGTAATTCTAGCTCAAGTTCATCCGATTTAGGTGCGTCCTTGAGTAGAAGTTCTAGTATCTGATCTTCAGATAATTTTGTCAAATTTTGTTCTGTATTTTTTTCGGCCATGATAAATCCTTGAAATAAAGAATCTCATCTATAATAGGTTGATGCAGATAGAGGTAGGCACACAAAAATCAAAAATCTTTACTGATAATCCAAAGCTGCTATCAGCCTTGGTAAGTCTATATAGCTTTCGCGTGCCCGGAGCAGAATATTCACGCAACTATCGCTCTCATCGCTGGAACGGGACAAAGCAGTTCATAAGTAATGGTGGCACCTTCCGTACTGGATTGCTACCTAGAATTCTAGCTGATCTTAAGAAAGTAGACTGTGAGCCTGAGATTATTGACAAGACAAAAGGTATGAGGCTAAACGACCACCATATCGAAGGATTTAATCTCTACGACTACCAAGAGGAGTTTATAGAAAAGATAAGACAAGAGAAGCGGGGCGTGGTAAAATCTCCCACTGGCTCAGGCAAGACTCTCATCATGGCTGCTGCCGTACAAGCCTTACGCAAACCTCGCCGTAAGATGGTAATACTATTCAATGCCAAGCAGCTTCTCACACAGACATACGAGTTCTTTACGGAAGTCTGCCATTTTGACAGTGTTGGCCTATGCTTCGGTGATGGGTTTATTGATGGAGACATCATGCTCTGCACAGTCCAGAGTATTGAGCATATTATTGATAGCCATGTCGGACAGGCTAAAGTGCTGATGGTAGATGAGTGTCATGAGTTCTGTAATGGTAAGCTTACGCTAGGAGCCCTCCAGTCCTTCCCTAATGCTGACTACCGCATCGGGTTCACAGCTACGCCTCCTTCTGATGATATCGGTCGCCATAACCTAGAAGGGGCTCTAGGGCGCGTCTGGGAGGTCGTACAGACCGCTGATCTCGTAGACGACGGTACACTCACGAAACCTATTATCAACCGTGTGAAGCGTGTATACAGGGCTGGGGGAGCAGATATTGATATGGACTACCAAACCGCCTATCAAACCTACATTGTAGAGAACGAAGAACGCAACAGAAAGATACTTGATATTGTTGCAGAGATCCTAACAAAGCAGGAGCGCCCTCGTATTCTCATCCTTACAAAGTCCCTCGCGCACGGAGAATGGTTGATGGACAATCTACAAGACTGTTGTAGGTACATCGAAGGCGCTAACAGCCTAGGAGAGAGATATCAGGCTATTGATTGGTTTAGAAACAGCCCAGAGGGCACAGTGCTGATTGGCACTAAGATTCTACAGACTGGTGTGAACATTCAGGAAGTAACTCACCTTATCAACGCAAGAGGTATGAAGTCCGAGATTGCTACGCTACAGGCACTAGGTCGTGCGCTGAGAAAGCATGAGTCTAAAAAACAAGTATATATCTACGACTTCGCAGATGAAGAGAGATACTTAAAAGATCACTCAAAATCAAGATTCTCATACTACAGAAAAGAAGGACACGAAATCAGGGATTATGAAAAAAATTGAAGATATAAGGAAGACTGCTGGCGAGCTAAATGCTCCTGATGTAGATAACCTAAAGTACCTAGTCAAGGAGCTAGAGCAGATTATTGAGAACAACGAGGTATCAGAACTCAACTTAACTCGTATCGACAATCTCATTACGACACTTTCTGCGTTCCGTATGAACTTCGTAAAGCGTCTGATCAAACTACTTAAACAGAATCATATGCTAGACTAGCATAGCTATGATCCTGATCAGCAGTGTGCAGTTCTAGGCCATTTGAATTTCATTATGATACCCTTTGAACAGTAAGTGTTCCGTTCTGTAAAGGTGTATTATTATAGGTAGCAGTCGTTTCCTCTAGGGTTACTTTTAGCTTGTCACCTTTGTTAGGCACTTGGACAAACGCTTCAAAAGTAATAGCGAATGGGTCAGTTGCAGCATTAACATAGTGCTCAGTTTCGTATCTAACTACCCAACTTGCTCCAGTATAAACATGTAACTGCGCTTTGACCGTTTGCGTTGTGGCTACCGTTAGTGGGCAGTGTAAAGATACTCTATAAATTCCTGACTCGTTTACTGTCAATTCATCCGTACTATCATTCCACACGAAATAGTTTTCTAAATATATCTCCTCAACAGTAGCGCCGTCTCCCCAGTTACGGGAGGTGGCTGATGCTGCCATATCTCCTGTCAAAATTCCCCACCAATACTGCTGAGGTAAGTGCACCACACTTGTAGGTTTTACTGTAACTCCCGATACGATGGCATTTTCACTATCAGCATGAAAGCTTCCACTTACGCCTAAGTCTCCAGAAACTCTTAGATCCTCATTACTACTTCCTGTTAGTCTAGCAAAAACAGTCTCGGATAATCTATAGCCTCCTAGAGTTGTGTTCCATACCAAAGGCCATTCTCCAGTCGTGAGCGTCCCACCATAAGCCGCATCAGTTTCCCAAGAACCCAATGTAGAGTCATACCAAAGAACACTAGCATTTCCCGGTGTACTCGTTAGAGTATTATCAAATTTTTGTACACTCTGATGCAAGGTGAATGCTGTGTTAATATCCCATCTAAAGCTAAAACACCAACTTTCTCCAACAGTATCGAATAACTCGCTGAAATCTGTAGCTACATTTGCCCCTGATTCATCAATAAAAGTCATTACAAATACTTCGCTCGCCAGGACTGGATTAACGGATCTTATTGACGCTGTGTAGTATTTACTAGGATCATCAAGAGATCTAACAGTCACATACCCGAACCGACGACCTGCTTGAGTACCAGTAGTGTAGGGATGGTAATAGTTTACATACTCTTCAAAATCTCTGTCGCCGCTGAAAAACTTATCTCCAAAGTTTATGTAAAAGGTATTGACAGCAGTAACATCGCCCGAATCAGCCGCTACGAATTTACCTTGGTTTCCTCCGCCTGTCGCGTCCCCCGTCGATATTCCGGCATAATCATATACCCAGTCGCATTCTGAAATTACATTTGACCCACCCTCGCCTTGGAAGCCCTGATGTCCTTGATGGCCCTGATATCCTTGAGAACCCGTATCACCTTGGAAGCCTTGATATCCTTGATACCCTTGATGGCCTTGATGGCCTTGAGAACCCGTATCACCTTGGAAGCCTTGATATCCCTGATAGCCTTGAGAACCCGTATCACCTTGGAAGCCTTGATACCCCTGATGGCCCTGATGGCCCTGATGTCCTTGATGGCCTTGTGAGC